TTTTTCAATAGCTTCTTTTTTAGAATCGCCCCAAATATAATTGTCTCCATCAACAATTAAATATCTTAGTTTACCGTCTCTTTCTGGAATCGGCAAACCTGTTTCTTGGTCAATCCACCATTCGATAAACTCAGCTACCCAACTATCAGGATCAGGATTACATGTAGCTCTTACGTATGGATTAACCCCGCATACTGAACGGTTACGAGTAAGTAAGTAGAAAAACATTTTCTTTGGGAAATGAGTAAGCTCATCAAATTCAATTAAAGGAATTTGTGAGCCTTGCCAATCATACATATTTTTGTCATATTCTAAATGCGAAAACTTAACCTTAGACGCTCCAAAATCCCATTCTAAACTGCTTTCTCTTGGTTTTCCTCCTGCTTGATTATAAATAGTCATTGAAGTATCCCACAAAGCACCCTCAGCTTTTATTTGCGGGGTTGTTCTACGAAAACAAACAACTCCAAAGCCCGGAACATCTTTGTGCCTTAAATTCTCTAAAAGCAATGAATAGGTTTTGCCAACCCCAGCCGCTCCGCCTCCAATCGCTATATCAGCAGAACTAGAAAGGAATGACATTTGATAACCGTCTTGTGGTCGTATTACAACAGCGTTATTGTCTGTCATTGTCAGGTAATTGGAATATTGTTACTTGTGGTAATTTTTCGCCTCCAGACGTCATATCTAATTTGTCACCGTATTTCTTCGGGTTCATTTTACCTAATACCCATTTACGAGCATCAATTTGTAAACGATTACGATTGATTACATTGTGGTTTATCACTTCTATTCCATCAACTTCATCTACATCGGAATCTTGTTTATCTGCAATGGATAATATTTCATCAAACAAAAGTAATTCTCTTGCCTCGCACGCGCGCGCGTATCTTTTCGATTTTTCATTGTCTTCTTCTAACCAAATATAAAAAGTAGAAGTGCTAGGCATACCGTTAGTATTGATAGCAGATATTAAAGATTTTCCGCTTTCAATCTCTGAAATAATCCAGTCAAAACACTCTTTTTTTTCTTCTGTACTATACGCCATTTATTATCCTATTAATTTCATCTTTAGAAAACAATTCAAATCTTTTAGTTTGGTTTTTTGATGCTAGATAATCGTTAATCTCTTTTAAAGAATCGTTTATCTGTTTAAAGTGTTCTTCATCAGTTAAAAGATCAAATTCTTTTTTTATTCTGTTATTCTTACCTCCTAAACAAATGTTAAGTAAGTCATTACTTTTATATTTTTCAATAAATACCTTCTCCTCTTTTTCCCAATCTTTAGGATTGATAGATAGTATCTCTATTTTAATATTTTCTTTATTTTTTTCTATCCAATTAGATTTTCTTATATTAGATTCACTTTCGTGATTTCTTAAGTGATTATAAAATCTTAGATACACGTTTTTAGAATACCCAATATATCTAATAGGATTATTTTCTAAATACAATCCATAAATTATATCTATACCTTTGTATTGTTTTAAGAAATCAAAATTATATTCACTAGGTCTCGCCATGTTTCAAATTTACACAAAATTTCCATAACAACAAAAAAGCCGACATATTACTATGTTGGCTTTGGAAAATGTTATTCTGTTGCTTTTTTTATTAATTGTTGTGCGTCATTTAATAATTGAAAATATGTTTCACTTGGTTCTCCGTGACTAAACATTTCGTCTCCGCTGTCTAATAACTGTTTCAATAGGCATAGCATTTTAGGAGCGCATAAAATTAATTTTGCATTATATTTCATCTCATGATTAGGTACATTAAAATCTGATCCAAACACAACACACATTGATTTATGATCACCATCATTTATCCACGCTCTATTGTCTCCTATTTCTAATTTCCATTCTAATTTCGTTCCTTTAAATTTATCCATAATTAAATTTGTTTTAAACTCTCCATCCCGTTTTCAAATCACCGTAAATAAGTTTAGTAATCCTGTCGTAAATTTTCTCTAATGTTTTCATTTATCTTTATTTAAAATTGCTGATAATAATATCATTCCGACAAATACACCTAAAACAAATGTGCCGGAAGCGATAAAAGCGGTTTCTAAAGTGTTGTAAAGTGGGTTCATAATTTATCTATTTTTTGTTGGTTGATAATTCGTTGTTGTTTACGGCTGTTTAACATGCTTAATAACTGATTTTTTAAATAAATTGGGATTCTAATTGTTGTGGTCTTTTCGGTTCTAGGTCTCCTTGTTTCTGAATTAAAAACAACACATTTCTTTTTGTAAATCTCAATAAAAAATCTCTCTCTTTTAATTAGCAAATCTGTAGAGCATTCTTCTATAACCTCAAACAAATGATTATTAGCGCCGTGTTTTTTAATTGATTCTTTAAGTTTTGAGTTACTACTATTGACTTTATGTGTATAAAATCTTTTCTCAATATCTTTACTTTGCCCAATATAAACTTCGCCATCAGGATTAGTAACTTTGTAAATACCTATCATAATTCAAATTGATCTTGTATTGATAATAAAACATCTAACTTTGTTTGTGTGTCGAAAATCTTATTTTCTAATAACGGAAGTAATATCTTCTCAGATTCTGAAACTATGTTCTGAATTTTACCCGTTATCAATTTACCGTTTTCAATATTAGAATAATTAGATTGTTCAATACCTAGTTTTTCAGCAAGAATATACTGCTTCATTCCGGTCGCCTTTCGCAAGTTTTTAATCTGTTCAATTGTCCTCATACATATCTTTGTATTAATTTTATATATGCAAATATAGTTTTTATATATTTATAAAACAAATTTAATTGTATTTATTTTAAATTTATTCCCACCACCCCAAAACACCTCATATAAGCTACGATAATTTTTAAACTATAGCATGTTGCCGTTGCGTGCGGTTCGTTTCTCATACAACACGCAAATAGCCTCAAACGTCATAACCTTAATGTTATTCTTTGCCATTATATCGGCTTTTGTTTTATTGCTGAGTGCAGACCACCATTTTAGGGGTTGTTTCAAAATACCGGAGGATTAGGTTTTTGTATTGGTTGGTAGTGGGTGACATCATCATAAATATTACCAAATCTAGTTTTGAATACTTTTTGAATCCTGCAATAAATACCTATTCCTACTTGGTTTATTCTATCACATAAGAAATAAAAATCGTGTTCACTTACAAAATCAGCTTCACTTTCGATTTTAATCCAGCCGTTATTGGTTACGCATTCGGGTTCTTGTTGTCCATTTTTTGTGCAATGATAATAACACGCTTCATCACATTCTGGACATGGATATTTCGTTTTCATAATATTTATTTTAAAATTAATTCAGTTCCGGTTAGGGCGTGTGTGATTATTGGTTATTTTTTCTTTTTACGTTTAGGAATGAATATTGGTATTGGATCACTTCGCCAAAAGAAACTTTCATTCTGTTTAGAATCTCTTTGAATTTGTTCTTTTTTATCTCTATGGAATTTGTAGTCTGCTTTTTTCATAACTCTATTTTTTATTGTTTATATTCTGGGGGTTAGATGTCTTTCGGTTCGTAGTATTCAATCAGTCTAAATCCGTTTGCCTTTTTGCCGTTAATCGATACAACTACATTTCTTTCTATACGAACACCTTTTTCGTCTGGTCTGTCTTCGTCTTTAAACCACTCATACCAACAACCATATTTTGCAATTGCTATTTTCGGTTCTTTTTTAGTTCCTAAATTAATTTCTTTTTCGTGGAATCTGTGACATCTTTTTAAAAGTAATTTATATTCTAAATCGATATTCTTATTCAACAAATCGCAAATCTTACGCTTGTTATTCTCTATGCGTTCAATCTCTCTCATCTCATTTTATTTTTAAGGGGGTTGTTAGGGGGTAATTAATATACTTTGAACTTAATAAATTCGTCTCCTTTTTTGACTATCGTTTTGAATACGTGTAGCTCTTGAATATATCTGTCGTCAACTTTGTACTTCTTAACTAAGCAATCAATAAATTGTTTGACAGGATTGTCTATATCGCTATTTCTTGAACTTAAGCCAAATTCAATAGCTAATTTAATATTCTTTTCGTCTGGAAATTCTATTGTTTTAGGCAATAGAAAATGCATCTTTTGAATATAATCGTTGTACTTATCTGTTTTGAATCGTGCGCCTTTCCAGGCTTCGTTAACTGATAACGGTTTAATATCTATTTTGTAATTCATAATCTCTGAGTAATTACGTTTCTATAAACTCTATTTACCCTTTCTCTGTTTTGACCTCTTTCATAGTAGAACTTCATAATCCTGTTAATCCTGGTAAGTGGTGATTGTTTTGATTTCATAATTATACTAAATCATAAATTGAAAATACAATACCAATGCAATATAATTCATCATCTTCAAATATATTAAAAGTTGCGTGTGGTATTTTAGTTTTATAACTCCAAGATGTATTCAATTCAGGATTACACCAATCGGCATAAATAGAGTTTTTACTATCGTGTTCGCCAAATTTTACTTTTAGTTTTTTTGATGTTATTCTAAAATAAGCGCCATCGTAACAATCGCCTTCTTCTGAAATAGAACCGTTAAATTCTATTAAATCATCGGACGCTCCGAATACAACTACCAATCCATTTTGTTGAGCTTCTTTTTTATCTTCGTTTGTAAGCTCGCTTCGGTATTGTCTACCGTTTAATTTTGATGCAAATTCTTCTTTTGTAATAAATGTTTCCGTGTTCATAATTTCTAATTTAGATTAATAATAAATAATTTATATCGTTTAATGTATTCTGTTTCTAATTTCATAAATAAGTCTAAAGAGATTAAACCTTCTTCAAATAACCTACATTGTAGATCATAGAATGTTTGTAATAAATTATATTCCATTAGAAAGGGATTTCAATTTCTTCATCTGAAACATAAACATCAAAAGCTTCTTCAACTGTTTTAAATATTTGCACTTCTTCTTTTTCGTTTTCTTTTGTACTTTCTTCTAATTCCTGTTGATCTAATCTACTTATGTAATTAAACTTTTGAGGCTCTGTACCTCTTTCATAATAACGTCCGCTTGGTTTATGATAATCAAATTCAACGGTTGCGCCTATTTCGCCCTGAAAATTATATTTAGTTTTTAGATTAGTGAAAGTAGTATAACTATCATCGCCAAAATAACGATAAATGCAAAATCCATCGTGCGTTTGATTCCTAAAGTCTGCACTTCCTGAAACATCGTATAAAGTTGGTTTTTCATAAACTCCATTTTCACGCTTCATTTTAGTAGGGTGTGCAATTAAAATAATTAAAACATTATTTTGTTGTGCAAATTGGGTTAGTCTGGAAAGTGTTTTACTTATATTTTCTCTTTCGCTTCTGTTTCCGGTATGCTCAACTTTATTCCAGGCATCGATAACAAAAATATTAATTCCAAAAGAATAAATTTGCTCTTTAAACTTTTCAAACAACCATTCCCATGTTGCAAACTCTCCTGCGTCTGGACTTGTTAAATATAATTTCTGATTAGCCCAATTATGAAACTGTATTAATTCCATTTTTGAAACTCTTTCTGTATCATCAATTTCAAAGAAATAATTTTTTCCTATTACTTTTTGAACGAAAGTAGAATAGTGAAGTTCTAAAGGCTGATGCTCTGGACTAAAGAAACTTGCTTTAATGTCATTTTCCAAAACATAATTTAAAACCATGAACTCAGTAAAATTAGATTTACCATGTGAAGGAATGCCAGTTCCAACACATAAATGCCCAAACATCAATTTAAAAATATTGTTCAATGGTTGTAAAGTGATATTTTTAAACTCTAAACAATTTGGTAATCCATTGTTATAAAGCGTCATCATTTTATCAATCAAATCTTCACTTGTAAAAGTTCCTGATACTGGATATTTTTTTATGTTGTAAATTGATTTCTCTAAAACTCCGGATTTTAAATCATCGTTTGCATCTTTACCTTCAAACAAAACTCTTTCACACCTGTAACGACCTAATCTTTGCGCAATCTTTTCAGCTACTATTTCACCGCTTGTATCGTTGTCAGTTGCGATGTAAAACTTTTTAATATCTTTGATGTACTTTTCAGAATTAACCCAAAACGCATCATTATCATTTGCTCCATTAGGCAAAGAAATTACGTTTTTAATTCCAATTTCATAAAGTGCCAATACATCAAATTCACCTTCAACAATATATGCTTCTTCTTCTCCTATTACTGAATTTATATTATAAAAAATAGGTTTTCCGCTTTTCGACTGAGTAAATTTTTTGTTTCCTGATCTGTATTTTTTATTTACTAAAGTTTCACCTTCAAAGAAATTAAAAACTATATTATTAACTTCTTTGCCTAATTGCGGTTGATAAGCAATTTCTTCTGTTATGTCAAAGTGTTTTAAAGTGAATTGATTTATCTTTCTATCTTGTTCAATAAACTTAACCATCTTATCAGATAGAGTTGTGTAATTATGCCAATTTTGAGCAGGAAGAACATAATTTTCTTTTATAATCGATTTTTCTACACTATCACGAAAAAACAACGCATTACAGCCATTATAAAAACATTTTGCTACTCCACTATTAAAATTAATATATAAGCTCTTATCGGCTTTGTTTTGACGTGTATCGATACATGCAGGACACTTGTATTTTCCTGTTCCACTAACCTTGTTAGTTTCTATTAAATTCCAGTTTTGAATATTACTCATTATGCAGGACTTATAAATTTAGGTTTAGACTGTATTTGTTGATTTTCGTTTTGTAGCCATTCAGCTTTAAATCCACCCCAAGAATTAACAACGCATTTGTTTAAAATGAAATTAATATCTTTTTTGGATTTTTCAATTTCAGCAACAAAGTTTTTAAATGCCGTTTCGGTGTTGGTTAGTTTTTTTGTCTTTCTAACTTTTAACCAATCTGAAACTAAATTCTTTTCACCCCCTAATAAAATCAAAGAATCAAAAAACTTAAACGGTAAAACCGTATTATTAATTTCTTCTTTAGTTTGGTTTAGTTTAGTATCCTCTACTATACTTTGTGGTTTTATGGGTACTGTAAGTTTACTTTTACTAGGTTTACGTATCCCTAAACTAAGTAAAAGGAGTAATAAACCCTCATAAGTTATACATTTATTTTTTCTCTTAAAATATGCATCTTGAATGCTATCTACGAAGTCCTGACACCATACTATCTTATTTTCGTTCCAAAGCACAGAATCGAACTTGCCTAAATCAACTAAATCCTTAACTATTGATGTTAAAGTTTCTTTACTTACTTTACACTTTGCGCTTAAAAACATTATTGTAGTAGGTTTTGATAAATCCAAATAATGATAGTTAGTTTTGGCTAATTCACGAAGTATTTTTACAAATACAGCAAATCCATCATTACCGTAAGTTTCTTCAATGTAGAACATCTTATTGCCATCTTCGCAAATGAATGGAAAATAATCGACGTTATTCCTTTCTGGTCTAGCCATTTGAAACCTCTCTTTCTGTAATTTTGTTAATTTCAGTGCGAAGTGTTTTAGCGAACTTAATTGCGGTTGATTTGTCTAGGTGTACACAAACTCCAGATGTATTAATTTGCCTATCATCAGATGCAAAAATAGATATTACCCCGTTTAAGCATTGTACTTCAATAGACGTACCATCTTCATTGTGATCTAAGAACTTTAGTTCAAACTTTGCCATAATAATAACCGTTTTAAGCTACGGATAAACTGTTAATTAATTAAAAAGATAAATCCCATCAATTCGGCAGTATTGTGAGACGTGCCTCCTTGATAGGATTTGTATAATGTTTTCGTTATGTCTTGCAATGCGTCTCACTTCATTACGGATACAAATATAATAATTGTTTTTAAATAAAAGCCGACAACAAACGACTAATTTTCACATTCCCGCAAGAGAATATTTGGGAATGTTTAAAAAATATTGCTCATTTTTTTATAAATTTTCATAAGGTCGTTTTAGCATTTGTCTTTTACATGAATGACTTAAACATAAAACATTACTATGTATATTACTAGAAACTCTAAATGCTCCATCTAAAAAAGCTACAGTATATTCCTCTTTTCTTTTTGATTTTAAAGCGCAAAGAGTGTCGCCTTCATAAATATCATTTCCGTAATAATCAGTCATGCCTGTAAATTCAATTAACTCTAATTCTATAAAGTTATTGTTTTTATCGTATACAAAACCAAAAAACCCGTTATCTAATTCCTGTCTTAATTCAAAAAAACCAGGTTCAAACATCGTGTTTGTGCTTTTGTCAAATCCTCTAAATTTAATTTCTCTAATCATAATTATTTATTTTTAAGTTTTTCATATCGCTAATTTTTTCAAGTGTTGGTTAAAGCCTTGGTTGTTAAATGCTGTTACATTTGTAATTTACATATTTCTTCTTTTACTTTTAAATAATAGTTTTGCATATTCTTGTTTACATCACAAGTCCTAGCTTGACTGTATAGTTCTAATAATTCTTTTTCTAAAACTATTAAAATTTCGTCAATTGCGATTATCGATAATTTTTTAGTTTCTTCAACATTAATACAGTTGCTTTGTAGTTTCATTTTAATTAAGATATCTTTTGCTTTTTCTTCTGGTGTCATAATATTTTTAATTTTATTGATATAGTAATGTGATAATAATGATATCAGGGAACTGATATTCAACATTAGACACGTACATTAATTTATTTTTTAAGTCTCCAAAAATATTGTCAGATTCTAGTCTCTTAAATGAAATTAAATTTGTTTCAACCGGAATGTAACAAGGGTTAAAGTCTCTATATATTTCTTTTTGATCTTTAGTTACATATATTACTAGTAGTTCATTTTTACTCATAATTATTTATTTTATAATGGTTATTTTATCGGTTCTAATTTCTTCCATTCCTGCCACGCTTTATAATTACCGATAGTAGGATCGTTTATATAAGCTTCGGCTAATTCTAAACGTATTTTGTAATATTCATTCATATCAATTCTTTTAAAGCTTTTTCATATGCCAAGTATGCATCATATTCGTTATGAAAATAACCCAAAGTTTTTAGTTTTTTATTTATAACAATACATGACATCCATTTTTTATTATGTTTATGCCAGCTTACTCCTGTATATTTAGAAGTTGATTTCAAATGTTTTTGATTAGTATTTTCACGCATTGATACAATCTCTAAATTTTCAACATTATTATTGTGTCTATCAAAATCTTTGTGATTTACAACTAGTTTAAAGCCACATGGTTTATGACCTAAAAAGTAAATAGCTACTAATTGATGTACTTGAAAAGATTTTTTTCCGTGGCTGTTTACCAGTGTGAGAATTAAATATCCACCTGAGTTATTAGTTGCAATTAAATTCTTAGCCTTATTTCCACGTTTATATTTTAAACTCTTTACATTTCCTAAATTTGAAATTTCATAATTAGGATAACCTTCAATGCTTTTAAATACTTCCATAAATTAAAAAACCCACATTCAAAAAGGTCGTCGTCTTTTATCCTGTGGGAATTTGTATAAAGTTTTTATTTCGGCGACGACTCCGATAATCAAAGATACAAAATATTTATTCTAGTTCTGTCATTTTTTTACTAATTGTTTTACATAATACAATACTATTTCAATTGCTTCTGTTAATCTTCTTGGGTCTGTTGGTTCGTCTATAGCTCCTAGTCTCCAAACTTGATGAGTTTCCAAAATCTCAACGGCTTCCGATAGTTTCATAATCTAATGTTTTTTCGTTAATAAAATAAATACCACGCTTCAAACACCGATATAATACACATCGATACTACAAACGCTATTAATTGATTTTCTTCTTTGGTTGTCATGGTTTTTCTATTATGTTTATTTCTAAATCAATATCGTACCAATTGTCTTTTTCTGACTTAACAAATTCAGCTCCACACAATTCACATTCTATTTCTTTGTCATCGTTTGTAAGTTGCCAATAGACACTACTAGGAGTGTTATTTTCGTTGCAAGCCGGACAATTAAAATGATTATGTATTATCTCGTTACATTCGTCACAGCAAATTTCTGCATAAATCTTTGTTTTCATATCTCAATTTTTATTTCATGATTATCGCTAAACCCGTACCAAATCCAATACCGTGTCATGTCCGGCACCCAAATGTAATTTTTATACATTAACCCCGCTTTTAATCTAACTATGTCAATAGGTGCGTATTGTTGCTTTTTACCTACTCCGCATCCTTTTAATCCTAATTGTATTCTTAGATTTCGTAATTGTTCGATTGTAATGTCTAATTTGCGACATACTTCATAAGTCCCCATTACAATTTAAGTATTTCGTCGATCATAACTATATCTCTAGGTGAAATGTTTGGATTTTGGCGTAAATATGCTATTCCAGTTTCGTGCCTGTGCGCTTGACCGTAATAAATGTACATTCTATCGACATTCTTTTTTGAAGTCATTAAAGCACGTAAACCGCCTGCTTTCTCTCTTAAGTATGGACTTGTATTTTTAACTGCTTCTGTGAACTGGTGTACGTTCAATTGCGTATGTTTTATGCTCATAATTCTTCTAATTTTGTATATTCAAATATCAACCCCTGCATAGTTTCAACTTCAAATTTTATTTTTAAAGCTGCCATTCGTTTATTAACTGATGTACGAGGTAGTTTTACTATGTCCGGTATCGTTTTTAATGGATTATCGTTACAAAGTAGGTTAAGTATGTCTTTGTCTATTTGGTCTAAAATCATTTCTATTTTCTTTTAAAAAACACTCCCGATTTTGCAGGAGTGTTTTGGGTTGTTTAAGTATTTTATTTTGTTGTTTTCACTCTATTTTTACATTTTTGTATCAAATAAGCATGTTTTTTATAGCTTATTTTTACAAAGGTGGATTGTCAGAAAGTAGATGTTTTCTCTATTTTCCAGCCCTTGATCGTGTTAAACCACTTATCAACTCCGTTCGGGTCTGTCCATTTTCTGCCAGCAACGTTAATACTTACTTTTACTTCTTGACCAGGTGATAATGAATCTAATAAAGATGTTTTATCTTGCTGAAATTCAATATTAATTGATTGCGGGTATTGCGAACCCTGCTCAGTACCTAAAATAAGCGAACGCTTTTTAAAAGTCCCGTTTACTTCTTCTGCTCCGATGTGTTCGATAATGCCTTGTAATTCCATATTTAAAATTTTAATTTGTTAATTGTTTCTTTGATTTTTAACTCCATTTCTTTAGCGTTTTGAATAGCTATTTTGCTCCAATCGCTAATGGTACGATAATCAGTAACAGATTCAATTTTCGGCTTAATTGGAACGCCTTTTGCGCCGATTACTTCTACTTCAATTTTCTTTTTCCATCCCATGTCAACAACTGAGTCACGTGTAAATTCCTCTATGAAATGTTTTATACTTTCAGGACGGTAACCGATAAACCAAAGCTTTTCTAATTTAGGATTAACCGTAAAATAATGGACAATTTGAGGAATCTTATCTTTTGGAGTTTCGTCTTTGTAGATTAGTTCCGTGTGCGCTTTTCGTGCCAAACATTTTATTTCAGTAGCGAACTTTTCACATTCAGAAAGTCCATCAGGTGAAATACCTAATAAGTCGCTATCTGAACTTTGTAGCCATCCTGTTTGCTCAAAATTAATTCCAGTGTATTGCGAAATATATTCTAATGCACGTGGCTCTAATTCTTTGCCCCTAATCATATCGGCACTATCATAACTTTCTTCGTCTTCGTATTCTTCGATATGTTGTCCTAAAATTTCTAAAAACAAAGTATCTGAATCGACAAATAAGCCTTTTGATAAAGTCCCACCGATACGTCCATGCTTTATTTTGTGCCATTCTTCGCTGTTTTGGTCTATTTCTTTATGGTTTATCATTGTTCTAAATCGCTTAATTGGTTTTCTAAATCGATGATTCTCTCATTTAGCTTTTCTATTTCTGAATCTCTATCGCTTACTACGTCTTCTAAAGTTTCAATTTCATTAACTAAGTCGTCAATGATGCCAGATACAGAATGAGCATTTCTTTCTAAGCCTCTATTATCCATTATTTCAAAGTAGTTTTAAGAGTTTCTTTTAATTTCAATGCAGTCGGCAAAATACGTTCCTGAGCTGTCAATTTTGATTCCCAATTCGTTTTTAATTCTTCTAATGTTTTAGAAGTATTCAAAACAGCCAATGCATTAACATCAGATATTTGTGGTGCGTAATACTTCTTGAATCTTGCAACGTGTCCGTGTCGCTTATCCGCCAACGCATAAAGCATTAAAGGTTTATTTAACCAATGTTCCATGTATTCGCTACCAAACTCTTTTTCGCAAAAATTAGCGTTTGTATTGTTCAAAATAACAGGTTTGTATAATGGTTTACCGCTAGGGTATTCCGACAACCAAAAGCCTGTCCTGATTAGTTTTTTTTGACTATTCATATCAAACGTTTCCGAATCCTCAAACTTTGAAATAACTACTGTCATTTCTTTTTTTAAGCCTTTTAGTTCGGCTTTTAAATCCTCTCCGCTAATGTAACGGGAATCATTGTTTTTCTTCCAATGGGTTAATTGCTTACTCATAACATTTCTATATTTTCTATTAATTTTTAATTGGTTGGTCAAATGCTTCGTAATTTACTTTCATTTCCATTATACTTGGAACTTTTGGCAAATATGAATTAATCAATCTACATTCTTTTGAAGCGTGTAGTTCTTTTTCGCGCAATATAGATTCAAATTGAGCTTTTAGTTCTTCAAACGTATCGATTTGATAGTTTGTATCGTTCTTTAAAATAAGTGACTTTAAAAGCTCGCTTGCGTGTTCTTTTGGTGTGACTGTAATTTTAGATTCCCACCAGTTTAAAAATTGTTTTCTCATTTTTTCTATTTTTGTTTAATTTTCCATATACCAACATTATAAGAACACTTGTATATTCCATCTACATCTGCAACAGGATATAATGATATTGTGTTAAATGATTCATAATTATTGACTAAAATCATTTTATGCCATTCATAAATACCTCCGTGTTCTATTGTCCATCCCGCTTTCATAACTTCTCAATTATTTTAGCCAATATTAAACCCCAACCATTATCATTTTCAATAAGTGCGTTTGCGACTTCTGTGAGTGATAGTTTACGCTCTGATAGTGTTTGGTAGAATAGATGTTCGTGACCTGATTCAAAAGATTCGGTTAATGTCAATTCTTGAGTTGGTTCGATTGGCAATAATTCCGAATCGTCCAATGGATTGTATTCTGGATATTCTGTCATAATTTCTATTTGTTAATGGTTATTGTTTAGCAAATGTATAATAAAACTTTTATTTATCCAAACGTTTTATAATGTTTTTTTTCATAGTCTTGAAATTTAAGACAAACTTCGAAAACTTCCATTACTTTGTCGAAGTGGTTTTCAATTTCTTCGTCTTTCATTCCTACGCCTTTTTTCGTTAGCCACTTTTGATTAATTGTCGCATATCCTACCCCGGTATTCTTTGATACCATAGGATAAACTTTCATCCTGTGCGTTACTTTTTTAAACGTCTTTTCTAGTGTTTTTCTTTTTTGTTCTAGTGTCATAGTTTATTTAATTATTTCTTGTTTAACTTTTTCCCAGTATTCCTTGTCTAAAACAGAATTAGCTCTATTATCATAATGAGTCACTTTGATTATTTCATCAACACAAATTAAAGCACATATTTTACAACTGTCTTTAAGAACATCATCCCCAAAATAATCTGTCTTTCGTGCAACATTGTCGAACTTATTTGCCAATTCTTCTGCTTTTTGTTTCGGATTCATATTTTTCCTATTTTATGGTTATTTGATAATTAAGTTTTTTCATTTGGATTATTTCTCCTTCTGTTGGAGGTTGTTTCTTAAATTCGATCCATTCATTGCGCCATTTACTTAAATAATACGCCATTTTTATTTGTATTTTATCCTCCATACTCCTACGTTATATTGTTTTTTATAAGATGGATACGAGTATAGTTTAAAAATAAAATAATCATTTCCTGAAAATCTAACTCCTATAAAGTTTGGAGTTAGATCATATCTTTCGTTATACGTGTGAAAATTCATTATTTACCTTGAAGTTGTTTTAAATGATTGTCTATTACTAAAGCCATCATTTTAATATTGTGGGCTGTTTTAGGAAACATTGTATTCCCTTTGAAGTTGTAAAGTTTAGTAGCTTCTTCGATTGTTAATGTGTTGTTGAAAGTTGTCATAATTTTTTATATTTTATTTGTTTGTTGTTATCTGAGCACAAATATATAATAAAACTTTTATTTATCCAAACAAATAATTAAAAAAGAGCAAATTTTAACGTTTGCCCTTAATTAAATAACCAATTATAAAAAATAGAAATGTTTATGAGTGGTGTAAATATATTAAATATTATTTAAAATATCATCAACATTTTTTTTATCCTGTTCGTTTTTCACAAACTTCTGTTTTTTCAATAACGAACCTAGAAATATTTTACCTATAGTGACTGTTATTTTGCCTACTACTGTATCAAAGAATGGCTTTTTCATAAAAAATATCTTTTAATTTGTTTTTGCTGTCTTGATAAAAGTCTATTGTCTTTGCCCTTCCATAACAAAAAAGCGTTTGTAATGGCTTCTTTATCGTTTGGCGTACTTTTCACTACCTTTAATAAAGTTGAGTTCTTAAAAGCAGTATTTCCAACATTGTAACAAAAGCAAAATAAAGCATCATATTGATTTTGCGTTAATCCTGATGGTATATCTTTTTCGTATTTAGGAGCTGTTAATCTGAACAACTCAAAAGCGCGTTCTTTAGTAATGACATCGCCTTGTTTTACTTTAGTTCCGTTTTCATAGTAAGTTGATCCAATGCCAATAGTCCAAACACCCGCACTACATTGATATGCTTTTAATTTTAAACCTTCTAATTCTGTGAGTAGTTCAATTCCTTTTTTACTTATCATTTAAGCACTGATTTTAATTTATTGAATAAATATTCTAGTACAGCCATTAAAAATATATCAACATCGAATTTAAACATGATGAATTTTACAATCTTTTCAGTTAGCAATGTAGTTGTACATAATGCAATTGTAAAAGCTCCATCTTTGAAAAATTCAGCAAGTAATCCAGATGCTAAATAAGCTCCAGAAATACCTATTATAAAAGATAATAGAGCATTTAAAAAAGATACGTTACTTCTATTGTTTTTCATTTCTATTGCGACCCCCACCGCTACGGTTAAAAATGCTGGTAATAGTATTTTTGTTACGAGTTCAGAAAATTCTTGTTGAACCAATTTATCAGGCATGCTTTAGAGGTTTTAAAATACCATATAAATGGCAGAATTAAGGCTGTTATGATTTCATTATAACTAATTGTTGTATTATCAAAAAACAATTCGTCTAATAGGTTATTCAAAGATAGGAAAATTAATAAAAATGAAAGTAGGTTTTTGCTATTAATGTAATTTAAAAGGCAAAGTAAAAAAATAAACAACGCGTTACCAGTATAGAATATAGGTACATGGTATATTTTTAGAATGTAATCCCAAAATAAATATGTAAATATTCCAACTAATAACGCTATTATTTGAATGCTATTCTTCACGATCTGTAGGACGCTTTCCTATTATTTCCTCGTCTCCATCGGCAAAAGTTGTAGGTATTGAATCAGGTTTAGTTAAAAGATTTTTAAGTAAGTATGCTCCTGCTCCTGATATTGCAGACAATGCTATTAATCTCCAATTTAAATGCCATTCGCCACTTTCTAGGCTATCGGTAATAACGGCTATTGTAGGGGTTAAAATAGCTATTGCAAGCCCTCTTAAAAAGTCTCTCCATCCTAGAGATAAAAAATTAGATTGTTTCATAAAATGTTGTATGTTAAGTTACAACAAAAATAGTTAAATTTTTTCAAAAACACCCATTTGACTTGACAGAGTTGGATGCGGTAAAGATGATAGACAAGAAAGTGAATGATGCTCTGAAAAGCATTGAGAGAGACAATAGCGACGAGCATTTAACACTACTTGCCAAAGCTACAGAAATGTTACAGGATTATTTTGATGAGCTTGGGATTAATCCAGCTTCATTATTGTAAAAAGAAAAACCCCGATTAGTTCGGGGTTTTGTTTTTATTCTACTACTTCAATATTATTGACTTCTTCCTGCTTGACCGAAAAACATTCTATTGCCTTCGCTACTATTACAGCATCTTTTAATAATAGAATACCTTTACTTTGCGCTAATTCTGCAACTTGTATTAATACGTTAATCGCTTCTTCTTGTGTCATAATTTTTCTATTTAAGTTTGAATGTCAAATATAAATAAATTATTCTAACCTTTCAAGGCTTAATCTATCCAAAACAATATCCTCAATAATTACTAAAGAAACTTCATTAAAAAACTCAGATTCCCCTCCTGTTTTTTCGTTATATTCAGATATAGAAATATTTTGATTGTCCTCGTATTGAATGCTTCCGTTTTCTGTCAATATTCTATTATAAGTATTTATAGTGTCGCAACACGTAGAAAAAGGCATTATTTGAACTTCTAAATCTGTTATAAATTTATCCCCAAAAGGCATGTTTAATGGTATTTGTTTTATTTTCATTTTTGTTTGTTGTTTAAAATTATGGATATACTCTTATTTCAATCATAGTACGAGCGATCCACCCGTCTGCTAATGCCCCAGATGAGTTACGGGAGTTAATCTGTATAGATGTAGGGTTTGATACAAACACCTCCGCTCTACCAGTGTTCTGTATTGTGACAGATGTTTTAGCCAATGGGAAAGTGCCTGCTACCGCGTATATCCCCACAATTGCATAGCTATAAGTCGGGATAAATCCTAGGGTATTTTCTAAAACAACTGGAACAGGCGCAGCCGTGCCGGCTTGGTCTAATAAGGCAACATAAACTTTATAAGGTCTGCCAGCAGCGTCCAATTGCCCTTTAGTAACTAACTCAGTTGATAAAGTAGCAGGACTTGCTGAAACAGTGCCTAAAAACACTCCGTTACCAGACCTGTCTACAGAAGCTAATTCCGCACCACCTCCAAAAGCTGTGTCGGATATAGTAAACTTAGACCCTATTGCGGTTACACCTATATTAACCGATCCTGCTTTTGTAGCATGGTTTTGACCAAATAGAGTTAAAGCTCCACCGGCAAGTCCTGATCCAAAACCTGCCTGCATATTTAATTGCCCAGTATGTACCCCAGTGTCAGGGAAATATATATATTTAGTTCCTGTAGACCCTTTAAAACCTATGTCTGATCCAGTTTCTATGTCCCCACTAGCTATAAACTTAGATGAGGTTTCTATGTTTCCACTAGCTTTAAAATTGGTTAATGCTGTTATATCATTGTAATCTACTATTAATGGGGTTTTTGCTACTCCTGACGAACCGGCCGAGTATCTAAACTCGAAAGATTGCCCACCCGAAGCTATCGGCAAAC